GACTTGGACAGAAGATGTGAACATTTGTTCCCTAAATTACTGACTTATGAGTAAGACCATGTTCGGCCTGGAGCGGCGCGAGCTGAATCCGAACGACACCTGGGCACCGTTCATCGCCCTGCGCACCGGCAACGTCACGCCCGAGTCGGCGCAGTCCGTGGCCGCCGTGTACGCGGCAGTCGGGGTGATCAGCGAGGCCATCGGCAGCCTGCCGCTGCGCCTGTACCGACGTGGCGATGACAGCCGCACGCCCGCCGTGGATCACCCGCTGCACCGCTGCCTGCACCGTGAGCCGAACGAGCACCAGAGTTCGCAGGAGTTCATCGAATGGATGACCGCCGCGATGCTCCTGCACGGCAACGCCTACGCCCGCATCCTTCGCGGCTGGGACGGCCAGGTGCGCGCGCTGATCCCGCTGGCGCCCGAGCGCGTGACCATCATGCGCAAGGGCGATGCGATAGCGGGATTCGAGTACAGCAACCGGGACGGTGAGCGTGAGCGCCTGCTGCCCGATGAGGTGTTTCACCTGCGCCACCGGGCCGGGCCTGATCCGCTGATCGGCCAGAGTCCGATTCAAGCTGCCCGTGCTGTGGTCGAACTGGCGATGGCCGAGGCGCAGCACGGCAGCGCCGCCTTCAACAACGGCACCCGGCTATCTGGTGTGCTGAAGATGCCCGGCAAGCTGAAGGACGCGCAGCGCGCCAGCCTGAAGGACAGCTGGCGCACGCAGTATGCAGGCGGGGCCAATGCAGGTGGTGTACCCATCCTTGAAGAAGGCATGGAGTATCAGCCGATCAGCATGAGCCTGGAAGATGCCGAGTGGATCGCCGCGCGGCAGTTCAGCGTGCAGGAAGTGGCGCGCATCTTCAAGGTGCCGCCGCCGCTGCTGGCCGACCTGGGCAACGCGAACTATGCGAATGCCGTGCAGGTGAATCGATGGTTCGTCACGCACTGCCTGGGGCGTCACATGTCAGCCTGGGAAGGTGCGATCAGCCGCCAGCTGCTGACCGACGCCGGCCGGCGCATGTACCAGCCCGAGTTCAGCGCCGAAGGGCTGCTGCGTGGCGACAGCGACAACCGGGCCGCGTTCTACCGCGAAGGCATCAATGCCGGATGGCTGCTGCCGTCCGAAGCGCGCCGCCTGGAAAACCTGCCGACTGTCGAGGGCATCGATGGCAAAGACGCTCAAGCAACGGCAGATTGAAACCGGGCGCACCCTGGCACTTGACGGGGCCGCCTGGCGCCGCCTGCGCGCCGCCGTGCTGGCCGATGAACCGCTGTGCCGCACCTGCTGGGACGAAGGGCGCCCGCGCCTGGCGACCGAGGTCGACCACCACGACAACGACCCCAGCAACAACGCAGACGACAACCTGGTGCCGCTGTGCCGGCCGTGCCACTCGCGCAAGACGCAAGCCGACATGGGCAAGCGCGTGCGCGTGGGCTTCGACGCGAACGGCGAGCCGATCGATCCGTCGCACCCGTGGGCCAAAAAATCACGAGCAACCGATTCGCGCCAACCGCCCGCCCCCCATTCCTTCAATGCTCACTGCTTAAAAAATAGGCAATGAAGTACAACCCCAAGCGCCCACGCTCAGACAGCGCCAAGAGTGCCGCACAGACGCACCAGAACGCCGCCCAAGCGCCGCTGTCACCGCCTGGGTACGTGACCCTGCCCGAGCCGTGCAAGCCGTTCTGGGACGCCATCGTGACCAGCCGCGCACGGGACACCTGGACAGAAGCCGACCTGGTGACGGCGGCGAACCTGGCGCGCGTGCAGCATGCCATCGAATCGGCGCCTGTCGGTTCCGACGAACACGCAAAGCTGACCCGCCTGGCGATGGCACTGGCGCGTGCCGTCAGCGTTCACACCACCGCCACCGTGGGCCGCGCCGCCGACATGGTGAACGCCGCCACAGCCGAACGCGAAGCCCGCGCAGACCTGGGCGACGATCCGCTGATCCCGAGATTGCGGGCCGTGTGATGACGCGCGCCGGCCGCATCTGTGCCTTCATCGAACGCTACCTGCGGGCGCCCGAGGGCGCGCATGTGGGCGAGCCGATCCGGCTGGCACCGTTTCAGAAACAGTTCATCGAGGCCGTCTACGACAACCCGGCAGGCACGCGCCGCGCGATTCTCAGTGTCAGCCGCAAGAACGGCAAGAGCGCGCTGATCGCCGGGCTGCTGCTGGCGCACCTGGTCGGGCCGGAAGCGAAGCTGAACGCGCAGCTTGTGTCGGGCGCCATGTCGCGCGATCAGGCCGCGCTGGTGTTCAACCTGGCCGCGAAGATGGTGCAGCAATCGCCCGAGCTTGCGCCGCTGGTGCGCGTGGTGCCATCGGGCAAGCGCCTGATCGGCCTGCCGATGAATACCGAATTCCGGGCGCTGGCCGCCGACGGGCGCACCGCGCATGGCCTGTCGCCGGTGCTGGCGATCCTTGATGAAGTGGGCCAGGTGCGCGGGCCGCAGTCGGACTTCATCGATGCAGTCACCACCAGCCAGGGCGCCCATGCCGAGCCGCTGCTGATTGCGATCAGCACGCAGGCGGCCACCGATGCCGACCTGCTGAGCGTGTGGATCGATGACGCATTGAAGTCGGGCGACCCGAAGATCGTCTGCCACCTATACGCCGCGCCCGAGGGCTGCGACCTGATGGATGAAAGCGCCTGGCGCGCTGCCAATCCGGCGCTGGGCATCTTCCGCAGCGAAGCCGACCTGCGCGAACAGATGGTGCAGGCGCAGCGCATGCCGAGCATGGAAAACACCGCCCGGAACCTGCTGCTGAATCAGCGCGTCAGCACTGAAAGCCCGTTCGTGTCGCCAGATGTGTGGAAGGCGTGCGGGCAGTCGCCCAACCTGGGCGAGATGTTCGACGGGCCTGTGTTCGCTGGCCTGGACTTGAGCGCCCGCACCGACCTGACGGCGCTGGTGATCATCGGCCAGGTGGGCGACGTGTGGCATGTGCAGCCGCACTTCTGGACACCTGAAAAGGGGCTGCTGGATCGTGCCAGGCGTGACCGCGTGCCGTATGACGTGTGGCACCGCGAAGGCTACCTGCGCACCACGCCAGGCGCGACCGTGGACTATGAGCACGTCGCCGCCGACATGCTGGAAATCCTGGCCGACGTGGACGTGCAGGCGATTGCATTCGACCGCTGGCGCATGGATATCTTGCGCAAGGAACTGGACAAGCTGGGCGCCGATCTGCCGCTGGTCGAATGGGGCCAGGGTTTCAAGGACATGGCACCGGCACTTGATGCGCTGGAAGCCGATCTGCTGAACGGGCGCATCGCCCACGGTATGCACCCGGTGCTGACGATGTGCGCTGCTAATGCCGTGGTGACGAAAGACCCGACCGGCGCGCGCAAGCTGGACAAGGCCAGGGCCACCGGAAGGATTGACGGCATGCAAGCCCTGGCGATGGGCATGGGCGCTGCCAGCCGTGCCGAGCAATCAGAGGAATACACCAGCCATGAATTCAGTTTCGTGTGAGCGGGCGCGTCTGCCAAGCTGCACCGGGGCGGGAGCGCGCCAGCTGCCCGCCCACCCATACCCAGCCGGGAGGGGCCGCAAGGCGATGCCCGGACGCGGATTAGTCGGCCAGTGCCGCGTTTCAGAAAAACCCCGACAGCCAGCGGCAAAGGTACCTCTTTCCTTTCTTGCCTTTGCGCGGCTGGCACCTATTCACCTGGAGCCTGAACCATGATCACCCTGGCCGAAGCCAAACTGCACCTGCGTGTCGATCACGAAGACGAAGACGCCGCGATCCAGCACATGATCGAGGTGGCGGAAGTCACCGTCACCGACTACCTGAACCTGCCCGAGCTGCCGACCGCTGCACCAGTGACGGCCGCCATGCTGATGCTGATCGGCGCGCTGTACGAGAACCGCGAGGGCGTCACCGACCGCCCGCTGTCGGAGTCAGTGCTGTTCACCCGGCTGCTGGCGCCGTACCGGAGCCTGGCGGTATGAAGGCCGGCCAGCTGGATCAGCGCATCACCATCGAAAAGCTGGTGCAGGAGTTCGACATCTACGGCCAGCCGACGAACGTCTGGATCACCATGATCGAAGCCTGGGCCGCCGTGGAGCCGCTGCAAGGCCGTGAGTACCTGGCCGCGATGCAGACCCAAGCCGAGACCACGATCCGCGTGCGCCTGCGCTACCGGCCTTGGATCACGCCCGACATGCGCGTGAAGCATGGGGACGTGTACTACGGCATCGAGAGCGTGATCGATGTGCGCAGCGAAGGGCGAGAGCTGCAATTGATGTGCAAGCGGGCCGCGTGATCAGGTAGGGTTAAAGGTGGGGTAAAAAAACAAAAACGGCCCGTAGGCCGCATGAATACTAGTGTTCTGGCGGAGGCGGTGAGATTCGAACTCACGAACGGTTGCCCGTTGCCGGTTTTC